GTATCGCTAAAGAACGGCGCAGCTTTCGCTGCTGGCCGGCGGTGTTCGTTGCTGGCTTGAGGTAAATTTACCATTTGGAAATTACCTTTCAATGCATATTGGTAAATAAATTGGTAAATAACTCTTGGGTGCAAGGTAAATCTATGATGCGTATTGGTTTTCTAAGGGCGTAAAAAAGCCCGCTCAAGAGCGGGCTCATTTACATGTCGCTGTATTTTCTCCACTCGATCCTAACGGCCCCGGATTCCAAATGGTCGACGCGGATACCTGCAGTGTCGCCAATGTCTTGGATCACCTGTCGCCAAGCTTCCGGGCTTTCGTCGTCCAATCTGAACACTTCAACTGCTTGGATCTCCTGCACATTCGGTGAGGCGATGATCCGCTGGAGTCGGTGACCGACAAGTTCATATGAGTTTCTCGGCTTGGCAGTGGAGTAGGGTGATGGGTTCATGCTTCGCTCCTTGCGAATACTGTATAAATAAACAGTATTTCGGTCGTCGCACATTGGCAAGTGAAAATTCTTCCATTTGAGCAGAAACCGGCTGTGAGCCGGCGTCGGGCTCCTGAATGACATTAGGGCAACTGGTACACTGGGACGATTGGACCAAGGAGATGGGAATGCGCGGATTAGCAATTACAGCCCTAGCGCTAGCGGTAACCGGATGCGGCGGAGATATAGACCGAGCTCGAACGTCAGTCGCTAGCCACCTAAAAGATCCTGACTCTGCAAAATTTAGGAATGAGCGGCAAGTTTCAGACGTGGCTGTATGTGGCGAGGTGAACGGGAAAAATATGTTCGGAGCTTATTCCGGATTCTCCCAATTTCTTGCCATGAAAAGACCTGGTGGATTTGACGTGACAATCGACCCAGATATGACGGACCGGTTCGCAGGGAGCGTATGCGGCTATGCAAAGGCCGGGGCGGAAGCAAAAACTGAAGTCAAGGCGTCGCAGCCTGTGGTAGAAATTCCAGGAGTCAGATGGTCCGTTCAATTAGCGTCTGTCAGCAGCGAGGATAAGGCGGAGGCGATCAGTAGAGATCTTGCGGGCTCCGGCTGGAAACCCTACACAACAAGGCGAGATGGAAAAAGTCGTATTTTTGTAGGTCCATTCTCCACGCGGGCTGAGGCCAATGCTCAGATGGACGACCTAGCGCGCAAGAAGGCCCTAAATGGATTCGTGCTGCGTTTCCAAGAGCCAGCTGAATCGAGCAAATAGTAGACGCTTGAATAAAGATGGCAGAAGCAAGAAGCCCGGCGCTGGGCCGGGCGTTATAATTCATAGTGTATGACTTATTTATCCCATCCAGTTTTAAAGTCGAGTGCGCGCATCATACTGAAGACATCACAGCACTGCGCGCCTAGCGCCTTACATACGTCAGGAACCTTCCTATTTTGCCTCTGCGCTGAAGGCTTAGAGGTTTCAAGAGATACTACGCACCTATCGGCAGGATTGGATAATGCGTAAGAAATTAGGAATGGATCACGCCCAATATAGGCAAGCTCATTCTCATTAAGGTCTGCGGCATATCCGTTATAAGTTACGTGAGCAACAGCACCAGGATTTACACCCTCTTGAAGCACTAGGTTGTTTTTAACCTCCGGCTTTTTAAGCCAGCCGGTGAGGATGTCTTCTTTTCCCGCCAAAATCTCCTCATAGATCTCGATGGGCATTTTTATACGACCATTTTGGCTCTGGTGCAAAAGCCAAGCCCACAATTCGGGCACCATCGTTTGCGGATAATAAACACCGTGGGAGGTGATGAGCGTGTTTGCATCCAGCAGGTAAAGCTTCCTATCAAGCGTCATTATGATGTGCCAACCAAGTTATAGACATTGGCGGGCTTTACGCCCAATACTCTTCCGGCTTTTGTTGCCGTTAATGCACCTTCTCGCATCGTTCGCTGGACAAGATTTACGATGGCTCCGCCGAGCTTGTGTCGGCGAACAACGTAATAACTTGGGCCGCTAGATCCGTCTCGACCTTCTTTTGCCGCTGCTTTTTGGGCTGCCCACATTTCTCGAAATTTCTGAGAAAGCGTAGTCCACGTTTCCTGCTGAATTACTCCAGCTGTAAGTAGCCTGTAAGCTACCAAGGAACCACTGACATTTATGCTTCGTGCAAAACCAGAGATCTTTTGAGTAAGAACCTCGATATTTTCTGCATGCCAGTTCTGATTATTTAAATCAGACGGTGGAAGCAATAGCATACTGGCGATGTCGTTGCAGTAACGCTCAATTTTTTGTTCTGCACTGCTCCCACTTAACCCCGTTACCCCAATTAAAATGTGAGCGAATTCATGAAGTAGTGTAAAAGATCTAGCCGGCGGTGCGTCTAGATCATTGATTACAATGAATGGCGCAATTTTGTCAGAAAGCGCAAACCCTCTGAACGCCTCAACAGGTATATTTGTATGATGACTGCCAAGGTTTCCAATGAGTAGAACAAACGTCCCCATCTCCTCAACTAACTTTCTAAGATAGGCGAAAGCCTCTTCAGACTTACCATAGCGCCGAAATTGATTAATATCAAAACCGATTAGTTTGCAGAGATAGTCAGAAACAGATGCAGGATCCAAGTCAACTTTTACGCTGCCAACATAATCACGAGGAAAGGCTTCCTCAACATCTTGTAGGACGTTTTTGATCAAATCTTGCCGAACATAAATATCACGCACCAGGGCGTCCAGAGGGCCTTTGCTCTCGATACGAAGCTCTTCAGGGAGCGTGCGGAAATCCTCGCCTCTCTCGGCTTGAACTGGCGGAGAGGGCAGATAAAAAATAAGAAGCGGGCGACGATATACTCCCGCCATCTTTGCAATAAGTGTTCTGGAGGCTTCTTTTTCGCCCTCTTCGTAACGCCGGAGTATTTCAGAACCAAGAACCTTGCTCCCGCCAATAGCTAGAGCTTTGGCGGCCTTTTCTCTGCTTAGGCCGGCAGTCTCTCGTGCCCATACGAGCACTTCTGGGTTAATTCCCGGCATACATCACCGCTTCAGCTCCGTCTTCATTCGCGCAATCATCCATTATCACAGTAGCGGGTTTTGCAGGATACTGAACTTCTATACCGTCTATCGCAAGGTCTGTTTGAGGCCGGGGGCAAGGGGACCGCCTGCCGGGCGCTGCCTTTGCCGTACCACCTCATCCGCGCGAACCATAGAAGCGATTCATCGCTATCAGCTCAACCACAGCCGCCAGAACGCAGAACGCAACAAATCCGGGGCTGAACACTCGCTTGCGATTGGATGAGCTTCCGCTCAACCAGCCCGCCTCGGAAGCGCCAGGAATCACCATGAGCAACGTCAGCCAAGCCCAAACCCCAACCTTGCTCCAAAGGCCTTGCTCTCGCCATGGAGTCATGGGCTCACTCTAGACGCCAGCATCAGGAAAACCAACCGTACCCAGGGCACTTCATCGCTCTGAGGCGACGTTTAAGCGCTAAAGTTTTCGTGTAGTCATAATCCGGGGTGCGGAGATTGGGGCTCTGTGCGTAATGCAAGATGTCGTCAAGCTCCTGGCTTTCTGCAACTCGCTTAAAGTTACGACATTGCTCTAAACGCTCAGCATCCGTAACGGGCATTGGTACTGCGTCGATCTTTTTTTCGTACTCGGTTTTTTCTTTTGGCATGCTGTAGCAGCCGGCGAAAAGAAGCGGCGCAGCTATTAGAGCGGCTATCCGTAAGGCATTCATCACTACATTCCCTTGCGTATACGAGCCCTGCTCAGCTCGCGGTAGTTCGATTTATCTGCCCCGCCTTCACCTCATCCGCATACCCCACCAGCCTGTCAGCTTCCTCATAAAGCGTACCCACCAACCCCATCAGGGCTATAGCGTCGTCATCACTGAGCTTTTCGGCGAGCTTGATTAGGTCGATACAGGACTGCTCAAGGTTGAAGGCTATAGCCTTGAGATCGCGGCGCACCTGCCGGTTGGGTTTGGTGCGAGACATAGGAACCCCTTGAGTTACCTGGCGTACATGCCCCACCAGAAGACGTGCCCCAGGATGCCGATCTGCTCATCCTGCATCTGCTGGAAGGTGTAATCCTCATCGGGGTGCTCATCACGATTGAAGCTTCGCAGACGAATCCCCGACGGCAAACGGTACAGCTGCTTAACTCGCAGCTGGCCATTGTGGTTGATTGCGTAAAGATCGCCATCAGCAATGTCGCCAAGCCCGGTTTTTCCGGTATTGACTCCAACGGTCGCGCCGTCCCGGAGGACTGGGATCATGCTGTTGCCGCGAACGGTTACGCACTTAGCATTGCTGAACTGGACACCGTTTTCGCGCAGGTTTTTTTTGCCGAATCGCAAAAACTCTGCGTCGTGCTCTTCAATGGAGAATCGCCCGGAGCCGGCAGCCAGTTCTACCTCCCTCAGAAATGGTACGCAGACCTCGTCATCGTTAACTGGTGTCTGATCGTCCCAGACGCTGATCTGCTTCAGGGGCACATCTACCTGGATCCGCGGCTGCGCCGCATTTGAAACGGTACCTGAAGATAATTCAGCTTCGCTCAGAGGCTGATCCAGAGACCCTGGCTCAAGCCCGCACTTCTGCTCGAAGTCGCGCGCCATCTTTTCCCCGATATTCCTCAGGTGTTCGGCCTTGTCCGTAAACAGCCGTGAAATATAAGACGGCTGTTTGTCGACCTTGGCGGCGAAGTCAGCGTCTTTGCCCCCGAAGTCGCGATCAATGATCTGGCGTACTCGGGCTCTGCGTATGTCTTTGATTTCCATCCCTCAATTAAAACCTTTATTTCCCTTAAGGGAAATTACCTTTACACGGTAAACATTTATGGTAAATTCATGCATAAATGAACCAGAAGGTAAATCCATATGGACTTCCCCACGTACGCAAAGCAGCTTCCGCGCGGCGGAAGAAAACGCCTCGCTTTAAGCCTTGGTATCCCAGCGAGCTACCTGTCTCGACTCATCTCTGGTGACCGGTCGATTACTGCCGAGCGCGCCATTGATATTGAACACGCCACGGGCGGGAAGGTGACGCGCCAGGAATGCTTACCAGAAATTCAGTGGAAGCACGCCAGCTAAACGACATCCCTGTCCGCCGTTCCATTGAAGCCAGATTAGAAGAGTGCAGTTCCCATGCAAACGTCCAGTTCCAGACACACCGTACAAACCCGTGATCAGGTACTGGTCGCCCACGCTGCAAATCAGATCGCGCGCACCAGCTTGAGCCAGGACGACTTCGCTCAGGCGTTGAGCCGCGAACTGCACCTGTCGTGCCCGGATAAGGCCATCGCCAAAGAGGTGCCGGACTTCACCGCGCTTACCTTTCAGAACGACGTGTCCGGCTTTGTGAAGGCGACCGGCCGCTGGCTCAAGCGTGTTCAGCGCTGGCTGTCCGGCGATCAGGAAATGCCGTCCTGGCTGGAAGAGTCGTGGGTCAACGCCCTTGAGCCTGAGTTCCGCGACCACTGTGTGAACGAACTGGCGAGCCGCCATGGCCTCACCGGTGCCCGCCAGATGACTAGCGACCAATGCGCGAACAAGAGCTTCGGCGCGCTGATCCGGGCGCTGGGCGATGTGATCGACACCGGCAGCGAAGTGTTTGACGACCAGGTGATGTGCGAGCAAGACCTGCCGCACTTGCCCGCGTTCGCCAAGCAGTGCCGTCAGGTCGAAGCGAAGGCGGGGGAGCTGGGGCGCAAGGCTGAGCAGTTGATGAAGGACGCCCGGCCGAATTTGAAATCCATCGCCTGAATTACAGGCACAAAAAAGCCGACGGTCGAGGTCGGCTTCTTCTACAGCGGTAAGCGAGAGAAATCATGCCAAACATTGTTCCGATACACAACCCTCGGGGGTTCACCCGAATGGACAACCAGATGATGGATGGCTTGATGGCCATCGATTTGTCGGCGCGCGAGATGAAGATCGTTTTGTACGTGGCAAAGGCCACCTTGAACTTCAGCACGGGTGCCCATCGCATCCCAGCGGTCGATATCGCTAAGGCAACCCACATCCACCCCGACACGGTGTCGAAGGCAATCTCCGGCCTGCTGCGCCGTCGCGTGCTGTATCGAGAGGGCGGTGCACGCGGTGATATCGGCGTTTGCGACCCAAAAGAGTGGATCTTCGTCGTAGAGCCGAAACAGACCATATCGTCTGATTCGGCTCAAGTGGTCCGAATCGGCTCAGCCGCGAAACAGACCAAAACCGACGACTCCCTTCTTTATACAAAGAAAGAACCCCTATTAACTCTTTCTACGAAAGAGATTAATCCGCCCCAGGAGCCAGCCGAACCTTCAAAGCCTGATCGCAAGGCTCCCTTCGGCATGGCCCAACTGCTGGCCGACAACCCGCAAAACGTCCCGGAGCAACTGCTGGCCGACTGGCTGACCCAGCGCAAGACCAAGCGTGCAGCGGTGACCGCCACCGTCTGGTCAACCGTGAACACCGAGTTGGCCAAGTGCGCCGAGGCTGGTATCACCGCAGACGTTGCAATTACCGAAGCGCTCAATTCTGGCTGGCAGGGCTTCAAGGCGTCTTGGGTGATTAAGCGTTTGGCTGAGTCCGCACCGGTGCCGGCCCCTCAGTCGCGCCACACCGGATTTGCTGAACGCAACTACACCGATGGTCTGATCCAGCGCGAGGATGGTTCTTATGCGATCTGAGCCAATTCCTCCAGCGCCTGAACTACCGCCGGGCACCCGCATCCAGCCCGCTGAGTGCGAGACCCACGGCCAGTACGAACAGAAGGTCTTCCCAGTACTCGGCAAAGAGCTGAGAAGTGGTTGCCCTGAGTGCAGCCGGATTATTCGCGAGAAGGCTGAAGCTGCTGAGCTGGCCAACAAGGCGATGGAGCTACGCATGGCCATGGAGCGAAAGCTAGGCGCCGCGCTGATCCCGAAACGCTTCGCCAGCAAGACCCTGGACGGGTACGTTGCTACCAGCACCGAGCAGCGGAAAGCGCTGAACACCTGCCGCCGGTATGCCGCAGAGTTCGCGCAGATCGCCGAATCGGGCCGCTGCCTGCTCCTGCTGGGCAAGCCCGGTACCGGCAAGACACACCTGTCTGTCGCCATCGCCAACGAGATCATGGCCAAGTCCAGCGCAACTGCGGTGTACCGAACCATCGGCGCCGTCCTTCAGTCCATTCGTGCCACCTACGACCACTCCAGTGACCAGAGCGAAAGCCAAATCCTGTCGAGTCTGATCAGCCCCTCGCTGCTCATCTTGGACGAGATCGGCGTCAGCAAGGAGAAGCCCAGCGACTTCGAGCTGACCACGCTTTTCGCAATCATCAACGGTCGGTACGAGCAAATGCGCCCGACTGTGGTCGTCTCCAACCTTGATGCGAAGGCGCTGCCAGATGCACTCGGTGAGCGCTGCATTGATCGGTTGCGGGAGGGCGGGGTAATCGTCATCCCGTTCGAGTGGGAATCGCAGCGCGGCAAGGAGGGGGTCTGACATGACCAAGCCGGCAAAGCCTCGCCCAATGCCTGTGTACCTGGTGCTGCGCCGCCTGGTCGATCCAGCCACGGGCAAGGAGGTGGCCGCGTTCGTGCCGTCCTCCGACGCCGACCGGTCGATCCTGCGCGAGCGTGAATTTAAGATGAACGCGAAGATCCGTGCCGACCTCAAGCAGCCACGTAATCCACGGTTCAATGGCTTGGTCCATGGCCTGGGCCGAGTGTTGAGCCAGAACATCGATCGGTTCTCCGGCAAGCAGTCACACGACGCCATCAAGGCGTTGCAACTGGAGTCTGGCGTGTACTGCGACGAGGAACTGTTCGACATTCCCGGCCTGGGCCAGCTCACCCGCAAGACACCCCGCAGCCTTTCCTACGACTCGATGGGGGAGGAGACATTCCAAGACTTTTGGCGCCAGTGCTGCGCGTACCTGGTGCTGCATGACTGGCCGACGCTCACGGAAGAGCGATTGACCGAAATGGCCGAGTTCGAAGCATTCAAGGAGGCAGCATGAAGCGCACCCCACTACAACGGAAAACCCCACTTCAATCCGGTCCGCCTCGGCGTAAGCGTTGCCCTTCGTGCCGGGTGATGTTTACTCCAGCCCGCGGCGGGCAAGCCGTATGCGGCGAGATCGAGTGCGCCATTGCTCACGGGCAGTCGGAGAAGGGCCGAGCGATCGCCGGCAAGGCCCTGGCCGAAGTAGGACGCCGCGACATCAAGGTCCGCAAGGAGAAGCTGAAGAGTAGGGCGGACCACCTGCGCGAAGCTCAGGCTGCGGTGAACGAGTATGTGCGCCTACGTGACGCGCACCTGCCTTGCATCAGCTGCGACTCCACGCCGCACGACAACGACCTCATGACCGGCAGCCGCTGGGACGCCGGGCATTACCGCTCCGTCGGCGCCTGTCCGGAGCTGCGCTTCGAGCCGCTGAACATCCATCGCCAGTGTGTGAAGTGCAACCGCAACCTATCCGGCAACGCCGTGGAGTACCGCATTCGACTGGTGTTGCGCATCGGTGCCGAGAAGGTGGCCTGGCTGGAAGGGCTGCACGCGCCTTGCAAGTACACCGTGGATGAGATCAAAGCCATCAAGGCCAAGTATCGGGCAAAGACCAAAGAGTTGAAGAAGGGGGAGGCTGCATGAAGATCAACTCAGCGCGCCAGGCGTGGCATGACTGCAACTACAACCCCGCGCCTGGTCAGTCCTCAGATGCCGCGGAACTTGGGGTGGTAGTGCAGAGCAGCGAGCGGGGGTCTACGGCAAATCATGCGGTGCACGGTGCTTTGGCTGGCCATATCCAGTCGGCGATAGCGCGTCTCCATTACCAGTTGCGGGCCTTCGGCAACGCCATGTACGCGGCAGAGCCAACCGATGATGATCGGGAGGAGGCGGAAGATGCGGTTTTCCACCTAGCGTGCTCTCGGGTAGAGCGCATGACTTCCAGTAAGCGTGAACGTGCCGCGTACGTCGCAAAGGGCGTGTTTCGCCGGTATCGATATATGCACCAGGGGGGGCAGTCTTCTAACCCTGATCCGCTCATCAAGCCAGAGATCTTTCGTGCATGGGTGGAAGGGGAGTACGGCATCAAGCTCCCCTCAGCAGCTTGGGGGAGGGATTGGGAGCCCTTCGTGCAACTCTGCTTCGATGCCTGCTACGACATCGACGCCAAAGCACTGAGCCCAATTGGCGGGATAATTTACAAGATGAAAGAGGCCGCTTGACTTCCCGCACGGCTGAGGGCATTATTTACCCACAGTTAGTATTTTGCCTACGGCAATTTGTACTGGAAATTCAAGAAAACCCGGCCATCGAGTCGGGTTTTTTATTGCCCACGGAAAGGGTGATCCAGCAAAAGGAATTTGCAGATGTTGAAAGAATTCAGATGCGGTAACTGCAAAAGACTTCTCGCCCGTACGGGTGGGTTTACAGAGCTCCAGATCAAATGTTCCCGATGCGGGACGTTGAATCATGTGAAGGCCACGAGCCTCGAGCAATCGCCTTTGAGCGACATGAATGCGGAATCCTCCGCGATCAATCATTCGATTCAATAGGTGAAAAAATGTCCAATAGTGGCTTTCGCATTATCCTCTTTGACAGCGCCAATAATGGCAGCTCTGTCCTGCCTCCACGTCACTGTATGCTGGTGGGGCAGTATCTCGAGTCCCCAAGCAAAAAGTACAAGCTGATTCTGGAGGCTGATGGTAACTTGCGTCTCTACGATAACGGCGTCCCAATCTGGGTGACAGATAGCACCGTGCCTTACACCCAAGTGGATAACCACGTTAACACTAACTTGGTCACTTGCTTCTACATGC